TCCGATCTGAACGTGGTAGAACTAATAGACTTAATGAAGCTCTAAGACGTAGAGGCGTAAGAGTATAATGACACATGGCGGTAAAAGACCAGGAGCTGGTAGACCTAAAGGCGTAAAAGATGGCAGCAAAGGCGCTAATCTTGAAGCTAAAATTAGGGGTGCAAGTAGAACACCGTTGGATTATATGTTAAATGTTTTAAACAATCCTGGTACTTCTCCTGAACGGAAGATGTGGGCTGCAGAAAAAGCTGCACCTTTCGTGCATGCTAGATTAGCAAGTAAGGAACATAAAATAACTGGTGATAGCAAAAAACCAATTAGTATAAACTTATGCCACGCACCAGAAAAGAAGTAAAACAAAAAGAAATAACAATACCGTTTACACCTCGTAAGTATCAGTGGGAAGTATTCCAAAACTTAAAAAGATTTAATGTTATTGTTTGTCATAGACGTTTTGGTAAGACCTGCCTAGCTATATGGAAACTAGTAGCTACTGCGGTTGAAAAAGATAATGCTAGATTAGCTTACATAGCACCTACCTACCGACAAGGTAAGGCTGTAGCTTTTGACTATCTCAAAGAATATACAGAACCATTAATGGAACTTGGTGGTGGTAGAAATGAAACAGAATTAAAAATAGATTTATATAACGGATCAAGAATACAGATATTTGGTGCTGACAATCCAGATGCACTTCGTGGACTAGGGTTTGATGGAGTAGTATTAGATGAGTTTGCTCTTATGTCACCTCGTACCTGGACTGAGATTATAAGACCTGCAGTATCTGATAAACTTGGGTTTGTTATCTTTATAGGAACACCAATGGGGCACAATCAGTTCTGGGAAGTATTTGATTTTGCTAGACGTACCGATAGTAAAGATTGGTATGGTTGTATGTATAGATCATCTGACACCAATGTTATTCCTACATGGGAGTTGGAAGATGCACAACGTACTATGCCAGACTCACAATTCCAACAGGAATATGAATGTTCATTTAATGCTGCAGTACAAGGTGCTTATTATGGTGCTTTAATGGAACAAGCAGAAAAAGAAAAACGTATAGGTGATGTACCATATGATCCTACAGTAGACGTAGAAACATGGTGGGATTTAGGTATTGGTGACTCTACTGCAATTTGGTTTGCACAACGAGTTAATAACGAAGTAAGACTAATTGATTACTATGAAACAAATGGTGAATCATTAGCATTTTATGTAAGTAAGTTAAATGAAAAGCCATATAACTATGGTGCACATATAGCTCCACACGATATTGTAACTAGGGAACTAGGCACAGGTAAATCTAGATTAGAAGTAGCTGCAGAGTTAGGATTAAACTTTGAAGTAGCTCCTAAACTAGAAGTAGATCACGGTATAGAATCCGTAAGAAATACATTACCTAATTGTTGGTTTGATAGAATAAGATGCAAACAAGGCATCGAAGCTCTCAAACAATATAAAAAGGTATTTGATGATAAGAACCAAGTCTTTAAAAATAAACCCCATCATAACTGGGCTTCACACGGATCTGACAGTTTTAGATATGGGTGTGTAGGCGAAACGCCTGAAAGATCAGATTGGGCTAAAGATATTAACGTAGATACAAGGTATATAATATGATTGTTAAAACAGCATCTAAACTTGCAGCTAAGAGAGCAGCTCTTGTTAAAAAAGAATTAGCAGCTATGAAAAAAATAGAGAAGATATTTAAAAACAAAAAATCTATAAAAAAAGCTTATAAACTATAATGGCTAAGTCTCCTGCATGGCAACGTAAAGAAGGTAAAAGTTCTTCTGGTGGTTTAAACAAAAAGGGTGTAGCATCGTACAGACGTGCTAATCCAGGTAGTAAACTAAAGACTGCTGTAACTACAAAACCAAGTAAATTAAAAAAAGGATCTAAAGCTGCTAAACGAAGAAAATCATTTTGTGCAAGAATGGGTGGCATGAAAAAACGATTAACTTCTAAAAAGACTGCTAATGATCCAAACTCAAGAATTAATAAAGCATTAAGGAAATGGAATTGCTAAATGGATGAATTTAAATTAAAGGCTCTGATAGCATCTGAGATACAAACCTCAATGGGGTATCTTGGTGGTGAGCTAACAGAACAAAGAACAAAGTCTTTAGAATATTATTTTGGCGAACCGTTTGGTAATGAACAAGATGGTAGATCACAAGTAATTAGTACAGATGTTGCTGATACTATTGAGTCTATACTACCTACAATAATGCGAACATTTACTGCATCACCTAAAGCAGTACAATGTGTTGGAAATAAACCAGGTGATGAAGCTGCTGCAAAACAAGCAACTGATTATCTAAATCACGTCTTTTATAAAGATAATCCTGGCTTTACTTTAATGTATACTTTCTTCAAAGATGCTCTTCTACAAAAGAATGGTATTATGAAGATCTATTGGGATGATTCATTAGATGTAGAAAGATCTACATATGAAGGACTAACTGATGATGAGTTTGCTATGTTAGTAGCAGATCCTGAAGTAAAAGTATTAGAACATACTGAGTACGATATAGATGATGAAGAAGCTTTGAAAGAGGCTGCTGACTATATTGAAGCTCAAGGTATGCCATCTGATGTACAATCTAGTGGTAAAATGCATGATGTTGTTGTCAATAGAATGAATAAAAAAGGACAAGTACGAATAGAGAACGTACCACCTGAAGAGTTCTTAATAGCTCGTAATGCTAAAACTATTGAAGATGCACATTTTACAGCACATAGAAAATATATTACTCGTTCTGAATTAGTTGAAATGGGTTTTGATGTAGATGAAGTAAAAAGTTTACCTACTGATAATGATCAAAGATACAGTGAAGAACGTACAGCAAGATACGAAGATTTAGATTATAATTCATTAAATCGTCATACAGCATCTGATAGTGCAAACGAACAAATACTTATTTACGAATGCTATATCAAACTTGATGAAGATGAAGATGGAATTGCGGAATTACGCAAGGTAACTGTAGCAGGCGACAGCTCATATAAAATTTTAGATAATGTGCCTTTTGACAGACAACCTTTCGTAAGTGTTACACCTATTCTAGTGCCACACCGTTTTTATGGTCGTTCTGTATCTGAGTTAGTAGAAGATGTACAATTAGTTAAATCTACTATTATGCGACAACTATTAGATAACATGTATCTTACTAATAATAATCGTATCGCAGTTATGGATGGTCAAGTAAACATCGATGATCTATTGACTAACCGACCAGGCGGAATTGTTAGAACTAAGCAACCACCACAGTCTGTTATACAACCATTACAATCACAACCTCTTAATCAACAAGCTATGCCTTTATTGGAATACTTAGATGTAGTAAGAGAACAACGTACAGGTATAACTAGATACTCACAAGGTATGGATGCTGATTCATTAAACAAAACAGCATCAGGTATTAATCAGATATTAACACAAGCGCAGCTTAGAGTAGAACTAATCTGTAGAGTTTTTGCTGAAACAGGTGTCAAGGAGTTATTTAAAAAACTTCTAGAGACTGTAATTAAGCATGAAACTAAAGAAAAAATTATTCGTGTAAATGAACAATACGTTACTATGATGCCGATGGAATGGGTAAATAGATGTAATGTTGATATACAAGTAGGACTTGGTACAGGCAGTAAAGAACAAGAACTTGTTATTCTTAACAACATATTGGAGAGACAATTACAAGCAATTAACTTACAGAAATCTGCTGCTGGTCCAATGGTTAATTTAAGAAATGTACACAATACATTAACTAAACTTGTGGAAGCTGCAGGACTGAAAAATGTTGAGACATACTTTACAGATCCTATTGTTGGTGCACAACAGATGCCACCTCCACAACAACCACCGCCTACAGAATTTGAAAAGGTTACACTTGCACAAGTACAGGGTGAAAATCAACGTAAGATCCTTGATATGCAAGTTAAAGAGAAAGAACTAGATCTTAAAACACAACAAATGGTGTTAGAATTTGAGACTAGAATAAAAGAGTTAGAAGCTAAATACCAAGTGCAATTTGACTCTAATGCTATCAAGCGTGAAGCTATGAGTACTAATAAGGGTGGACAATCACCACAATTAGGTGATATAGGTGATGAAACGCAAAGACAACAACAAACTTTCTTTAACCCTAATAACTCTAGATGAATGAAAACGATTTAATAAGAGAACAAGAAAAAGGCTCAAGAGCCAATACCATATTAGAAGATGAACTATTTGTAGAAAGCTTTACTACTTTAAAAGCTGCATATGAAAAAGAAATGGTTCAGACTTCCTACAAAGATTCAGAAGCTAGAACAGCTATCTGGGTTGCCTGGCATCAGTTAGACAAGGTTAAATCCCACCTGACTGAGATAATGAACACAGGTAAACTTGCTAGTAAACAACTGCAAGATTTAAAAAAACCTTAAATAGGAGGACTATATGTCTGATGCTGAACAGCAGCCAACCACAGTTAGTGGAGCTGCAAATACTATAAAGGGCTTGTTGAACCAATCAGCTGATACTCAACCTGCACCAACTGAGACCGCAACGGTTACAGAAGAAACATTAACGCAAGCTGAAGAGCCAATTGCTCCCAGTAACGTTCCTGACGAACCTAATGCTTTGTCTGAAGAATATGATGAATCAGTTGAGTCTGACATCGTAGAAACTACAGAGTTATCGGAGGAACCCATATTCCCTGTTGTAATAGACGGACAAAAATATGAGGTCAACCAAAACGAACTCATCAATGGTTATCAACGACAAGCAGATTATTCTCGTAAAACGGAAGAACTATCTATCGAGCGCAAACAGCAAGAAGATCAGATCCAACGTGAACGAGATACTGTTCAAACACAAATGGCTAATTTACATTCACTTGAACAATCTCTTAAATCTCAATTAGACTCTGAACTACAGAGTATTGATTTTGATAGAATGTACGAAGAAGATCCTGTACAAGCTTCACGCTTACAGTATCAAATGCAAAAAAGACAAAAAGATCTTGATGCAGCTCGTATGCAAATCCATCAGCAACAACAATCTGAGTATCAAAAATATGTATCTGAACAAGAAAAACAGATGTTTATTAAGATGCCTGAGATGAAAGATGCTGCAAAATCTACTGAAATTAGACAAGGTATGAAAACATATTTATCTGATCAAGGTTATATGGATCAAGAGATTGCTGGATTAACAGATCACAGAATGCTTTTAATACTAAAAGATGCAATGGCTTATAGACGACTTCAAAAAACCAAACCTGGTATTATGAAGAAAGTTGCTGATGCACCCAAAGTATTAAGATCTGGAACTGCTAAAACAAAAGGTGAACGTAGAGAAATGGCTGTTAATGATAACAAGAAACGCCTAGCTAAATCTGGTAGATGGCAAGATGCTGCTGCTATATTTAGGCAAGGTATGAAAACAAAATCATAACACAATATAAGGAGACCTTAAATGGCACAACCAACAAACTTGTATGATACTTATGACACTACGGGTATTCGAGAAGATTTGGCTGACGTAATATATAATATTGCACCATCAGATACACCAATTCTTTCTGCTATACCTAGAGCTGTTGCAAGTTCTACTAGCCACGAATGGCAAACTGACACACTAGCAGCCCCTGGCGCTAATGCTGTTATCGAAGGTGATGAAGCTACTACAGATGCAATGGTTGCAACTGCAAGAGTTAAAAACTTCACACAAATCATGGATAAAGTAATCTCTATATCTGGTACTCAAGGAGCTGTTGATGCAGCTGGTAGAGCAGATGAGATGGCTTACCAAATCGCTAAAAAATCTAAAGAACTTAAAAAAGATATGGAATTCGCTATTATTAAAGAGAATGTTTCTGTAGCTGGTTCTGCAAGTGCTGCTAGAG